CCAGCTAGAACTTAACGGTGGTATTAAGCCCCCCACCGTTAGACAGTTTATTCTCCCGGCCTTGTCCAGGGCCGATGCCGCTTATCGCAGTCGAGCCATGGGCTCGATATGGCTGGCCGCACAAAGTGCTAAGCGCAACCAACTGCGACGCGACACGGTGTCGTCAAAATAACAGTGGGAAACTCAATTAAGATGCCCCCCATGGCCAATTGACAGACACCACCGCCGCGACCAAATCGCGGCTTCCGCCTACCCCATGAGTAGACGGGCGTGACTTTTCACCCCGACACATGTCGAGGCTACTAACCACCCAACGGGTGGTCGCCAAGGCCGGGTGGCGAGCCCGGCTCACGCACTGCGACGGGAGGGAAAGATACCAACCTCCCCGCCCTGATTCACCACCGCAGAGTGCGGCCGCTCAGGGCGAAAGCGCACCGACGCACCGAGTAGCGGCCGTCGGCATGTGGCACCTGTCCGTACCACGTCCATGCTCCGGGGGGCACGGTCCAAGCATGACTGTTCGTTATTTAGGCGGCGTTCGAATAAACCGCCCAGAAAGGTAATCGGAATTACGCGAGACATGGGGACTTCCCTGCCTTCGGTTTCCTATTGGGTAATTAGAAGCCTTTGCTGACGGCCCGCAGGCGGTCCAGCACACCAGGCATTACAATACCAACCGACATATTGCTGATAGTTATAAACACTTGCCTTTCGTGAGCCGTCGGGCTCGCCGACCACAGTCGGTCATAGTGTCCAGGCCTCTGACCCTCGGGTGTAGGCTTACCCCCGATTCGCAGCTAGTTCCGGATACAAGGACGCTCCCTCCGTAATTCCCGGTCGAGATACGCCTATGCATTGCCGCCCCTAGCCACTAGGAACTTATAACTATCAACAATCCATCTGTGGACTGCTATCTTCACCAATAAGTATTCCTCAGGGCGTGAGCCGAGGTGTCAAGTTCGCCGAGACCCACTGGCGCGTAATCCAGTGGAGCGCATGACAATGAAAAATGAATGAAAACCAATGCAACGAACAGTGAGAGGCTTGGCGCCCCGGACATTCGAACTAAGGTACAACAGAACCAAACGACGGGACATTGGGAACAGCAATGCTACCCCGCCAGTCAGTTCTGAAGGTTTGATCTCGCATGACAGTGCACCCGCTACTTGCGACGCGCAATGCGGACCTTACGCGTGGGCTTCCCACCCTTCTTCTTCGAACCTCGGGACAAGATCGAGCGCGCCGAACGAGTCGACGCGCGAGACCGTACCGAGACGGCGCTAGCCGCGCGGCGTGGGGCAACTCCGGTAGCCGCTTGTGCCGGTGCAAACCTCTGCACTAGAGCTTGCGCTCCAGACGCCAAAGCAGGCGCGAGGAACGGCAAAACCTTAGACGCAACGGAGGAGAGTATCGGCAGGATCGTACCGAGGAAGTTGTGGGAAGCGGACATGCAGGATGGGACCTGCGACGCTAGCGCATAGTACGCTGAGATCGCGGTCGGTTCATACTGCATGGGCGGCAGGATGAACTGCCGGGAAGGAGCCGCAGGCGTGGGGACGAGCTCAAGGTTAGTCACAACCTTGAGCATGACAGTGGCGTTCGGATGTAAGCCGCGGAAGATGGTGACGCCCCACGAACAGTGGTCATCGAAACCCGAGCTGAACACGTCGATCGACGTCGGAGGCACAACGGGCGAAGTCGCCCAATAGCCGTCCTGCAAGAAGCGCGGGCAAACCATGACCATTCCGTTGGCGTTGGTAGGGTCGGTGAGGCTGTGCACCATCGTCGCGCCATCGACTGACCGCCACTGAGTCACCGTCGGATTGACGACGAACTCTTGTGTGGGACCAGTGAGGCGGTGGACGGAATAGACTCCTTGCTTCGCAGGGGCAGTGTAGAAGTTGGGGGTGATCACCGACATGTCCGATTCGTCGAGAGGAATCGGGTATGTGGCGCACTGAACCACGACATGCTGCCCGACGAGCGGGTCGTACGCCTGCCCAGCCGCGCTCAACGCGCGGCGTGGGTATTGGCCGGCGAAGACGGAGCCTTGATTGTACAAATCCGAACCGGTAGCGTACGCAGTGAGGCTGCGCGCCACCGTGCGCCACTGCGCTGGATACTCTGAAGAGACTGTTGACCGATATTCCGCACGACCGTTGACCCAAACACCGCCGGCTGTCGTAACAGCAGCTCCGGCGAGCTGGCTGTTACCACTCAAGACGACGGGGTTGTTGGTCATGACGTAGAGGGACCCAACGGTGGTACGGAAATCAATGCCCGCAGGACCAACGATGACATACGCGGCAACACGATCGCTAGGCGGCGTGATGACGCACATGTCCCAGTTGACTATCCCGGGAGCAGAAAAGCCACGCTCAACCACATATTGAGGGTTGAGCGTCGGGACTTGGATAGCGTCCGGGATCTGCGAGGCAGCGCCGCGGACGGGATCCATAGCTTTGATGACGAAGTCAGCAGCCTTGGGGCTCAGAGTCATCCCCTGAAGGCGACGACGAAGATCGTCGCGGTACGCAATGTTCGCTTCAGCCATGAAGCGTTGACCTGATCACAATGACGTTGATTGCCGATAGGTTGGCGGGTTGCTGACTAACTAACGGCGCAAATCGTTATCTAAGAGCCTACACTACCGGCTGAGAGGCCTCGCGTGGATGTCCGCGAGGTCAACCTCCATCAGCCGGTCAAGCACTGGGTGCGAGATCAAACCGACCTTGCCAGCGCAGCGAGTCAGGAAGAGCTCGCAATCAGCGATGGCGCTGGGGTCAAGGTCGTACCTGTCACAAAACGATCGCATCACATCAAGCTTCGCGATGTCCTCGCTACACGCCCACGTGAACGACAATGCCCGCTTGTCGTGCGCGACGTCAGCCTTGACGCCCACTGTGTAGTGTGCGTCAAGGAAAGCGCCGAGCACGGGCAAGCCGCCGCACGTCGCCCGAAGCCCCAAAACGATGCCGTTGCGGTAGGCGTCGACCTTTCGCGGCGGCGGGGGGTGGGTGGTCCAGAAGAGCCGCGCGACGAGGCGGCCCGGCTTGGGCATGAAGCGCCACGTGTCGCCCGCGTCGAGCCAAATGCCCGACACAAAGCTCACGTCGCGCGCGGAAGCGAATTTCCGGCACTCCGGAACGATGCCGTACTTCGCCTCCTCAGCGCTCAATGCGCGCTCGTCGAAGTCCCCCGCCACGACGGCCAACAAGTCATCACCTGCCACAATGACATCACCGCTCAGCCCCAATGCCTCCATCGACTCGGCAGCGATGGCGGCGTTGTTGAGCGAGTTGCCCAGTGTCGTATCATTGTGACCAGACTTGGTGGTCCCGATCAGCGAGTACTTGAGAGCGCCACGAGCGGCCTTGCCCTTCACTGCAAAGCCAGCCTCGACGAACGCGGCCAATCTCTCTCCAGCGGGCTTGTACGCTAGCAGCTTCAAGTCGTGGTGCATGCGCTGCATAGTCGAATCCCAGTTCTTCCCGTCGCGCTCATAAAACATGGCGTTCGGGATATCTCTGAGAACGTCGGTCATCCACTGACCGAGGTCGTCCGCGTTCATGCACGACGCGAACGTAACACGGATGCCAGGCGCCACCTCGCGGCGGCGAAATAGTTCCGTGTACGACTTCTGCAATGCGAAAAACTCCACGCCAAATAGCGCCTGCGTAGCAAGGTTGCAGTAATATTGGATCAACCGCGGGCGAGAGGGCATATCATGCCCACCCTCGCGCTTAACCATGGCCTTGACTCGGCCCGGCTGCGGCTTATCCTCATCCTGCGACCGCTCAATCCCATCGCGCTTCGACTTCGGCCACTTCAGAAGCCACGCCTCGCTCCAATACGCGTAGTGGCCGATGTAGATCGACCGGACTTCGTTCTGCACGCGCTCTAGGAACCGAGCGAAAGACCCAAACTCCTTGGTGGGAGTCGGGGGCTTCACGCCATGCCGGTGGCAAAGAGCGCGCGCAGCGTTGCAGGCGCACGACCTGCAAACGTACGAAAGGCGCGTGGCCAAGCCGACGAGCTTGGCACCCACTTGGTGGTAATCGCAAGGCTTCGACTCGACCGTAGGGTCACTAGCCAAAATCTTGCAATTGTCACCCAGCTTGGAGCGATCGCCGTCTCCGAAGCAGACGGTATCGGTAACGTCACATGGGAGAGCATTGAACCCGGGGTTGAGCGACACCCCGTTCGCCGTGCAGATCAAGCCATCAACCACATCGACAACGGGTTGGGGCGACCGACGTCAGTACGTCTTGACGCGCTCGAGGCGCGTGGGCGTACCCAGGGAGAGGTACGTCAGCACGATGCCGAACGCAGCAGCAAACACCGCCTGCAGAGCCGCCGCACCACTGAAGCTCGACGCCGAGACGACGATGATCGCCAGCGGAGCAACGATGCGCGCGGGTGTGACGACGTGTGGCTCGTTGGGGACGACGAGCCGCCACAGCCAGTACATCGCGTAGAACGGCCACAACGGCGGGATGAGCAGGACGAGGCACCACTTCCACCACGAGGTGGCAGGCGCGCTACGCTCCCACTGCGCCCACTGGCGCGGCGACAGCCGCCTCAAGCTGTGCGCCCAACGGACCGGTGCGTACGTCGCGATAGCGAACTGGAGCGCGCGGACAGCGGTGAGCGCCACCACTTCATCCCACGTGCCCACGGCGAAGAGCGCGACAAAGCCGACGAGGAACAGAGCGGCCACAACCAGGGCCCACTCCGCCCAAACGAAGGCGTTCGCACTCTCGGCGGTGTAATCAATGATGTTCGGTATCGTGCGCGCGACACTGGCGAGGCGCGACTGCGCAAAGGCGATGTCGGACGTGCGCGCGTTCAGCCGCTCCACGACGCGGTCGTAGGCGACGTTGCACGTCTGCGCGACGGCGCGGACGGCGCGCGTGAAAACGCTCGTACGCTTGGCGACCTCCCCTTCGTCTCGCTCGTCGACGCGGCTCTGCAACAGCGGCGCGATCGCGCGCTGGATCTCCTCGTCGATTTTCGAGTCTTCCTCGCTTTCGACGGCAGCCGCGGCAGTGGCGGCGGC